CATCTTCCCTGCTCACAGGCAACCTCACTGTGGGACTGCTCCAGGCGGTCCCGGCACAACTCCAGCTGCTCCTGCAGGTAGGACTATCATCATTATTTAAAGACATTTATGATAATACAAAATTTAATAGAAAACAATTAGAAGTACTAACAAAAGAACTTGTACAGTTTATTAAAGACGGCGATACAGCAGTTCAAATTGTTCCTATGATTAAAGAGTATTTAGAAATAAACGTTAAGAACGATGACCAACTTGTTAAGATGGCTGGTATTGTTCAAAGACTTATTTCTGCTGAAAGCAAAGCAGGTTCAGAAGATGAATTCGGGTTATCAGATAAAGAAAAAGAACAATTACTTACAGGGTTAGAAGATAGTATAAAAGATATACAAATAGAATCAGATAAAATACATAGTAAAATAGATTCAGTAAAAAAGGCTAACTAAATGGCATATAGACAAAAAATATCTCAGGATACAACTACAAGTATACCTGGTGGTGTTCCTACAATTGGTAAAGTAATTAGTCTAATTAAACAACAAATTAATAATCAACAGTTTGATTTTTATGAATTAGAAACGTTTGAAGTAACTAAAGTTTTAGTTGATTATGAAGACTTACCAAAACAAAAAGATGGACATCCAGATTATTCTTATTATGGTGCTGTAGCAGGTAGATTTGTAATTAATAAAGCTCAAAGTATAAAACCAGAAGATGGACCACAGTTAGTAAGACCAATAGATCCTAAAATAAAAAACTATCCTGTTGTTGGTGAGTTAGTTGTTGTAGCTAATTATAATGGTAAAAGTTATTATTGGAATACATTAAACAGTTTTAATTCACCTAATGAAAATTCAGTTCCTGGTATAAGTTATATAGGAACTGGAGAAACACCACCCACTACACTTGCAAAATTTGGAAAAAGATTTGAAAGAAATGGGTCTATTAGACAAGTAAAAGCTGATGAAGGTGATTTAATATTTCATGGTAGGTTTGGTAATTCTATAAATTTAGGAAGTAACGATAATAGTCCAGTTATAAAAATTCGGTCTGGACAACGAACTGATGTACAAGGTACGATTAAAGAAAAAGATACACCTGATGTAAAAAGTTTAAAAAATGTAGTTAATCGTGGAGGACCTATACCAGAGGATATTAATAAAGATAAAAATTCTATATATTTATCTACAGATAAAAAGTATCTTATAAATAGTTCAAATAATAAATTTAACCCTTTAGAAGCAAGTGGTAATTCTATTATTATAAATTCAGATAAATTAATATTTAATGGTAGAAATGGAAATGTTAATATTAGAGCATCAAAAGATTTACATTTAGAAGGCGATTCAGTTTTTATAAATGCTAAAAAAGCTGGAACTATAAAAATGGGCGACCCAAGAGCAGTATTTATACCAACAATTAATGGTCAAAAACTATTTGAATTAATTACATCACTTACAAAAGTATTATCAGGGTTACCACAATTACCTACATCTAATCCTAAAGCATTAAAAGATATCGCTGAAGGAACAGCAGATATTGTAAGACAAGTAAAAAATAAAGAATTTTTAAATATGCAAGTAATGACGGCAGATCCAAATTTTAAATTACCAGATTTACCTAAGATACCAGAAATGCCAGAAATACCTAAAGTAGAATTACCTGAAATACCAAAACCAGATATATCAAATATAGATGTTGATATGGAAAAATTAGAAACATTAGAAAAAATAAAAAACCTGTAAGGAGTTAATTATGACTAAGCAAGAGTTACAAAAAATCATACAAGAAGCAGTTCGTAGAGAAGTTAAAAAAGAAATAAAAAAGATATTTATAAAAGAGGAGACTAATACTCAGTTAAAAGATATAACTCCACGGATTTCAAAACCAAAAAAAGAAAAACAGTTCACTAAAAATAAATCTTTAAATAGTGTCTTAAATGAAACTGTTGGTTTAATTAAATCACAAAAACAAAAAGGTGAATATCCAACTATGGGTGGTGGAACTTTTGATACTTCACGTATGAGTGAACTTATGGGTTACGGCAAATCAGAAGAGGTACAAAGAGATATGGTAGCTGTAGATACACTTCAAAAAGCAGGTAAATCATTAGAAGAAGTTCCTGAACACGTAACAAATGCTTTAACAAGAGATTATAGTGGTTTAATGAAAGCTATGAATAAAAAAGGATAATGTAAATGGCTTCAAGTGCTAAAGAATTAGATTTAAATCCAGATGCTTATATAGGATTAACATATCCTATTAGAAAAGGCACTAATACAGATTTTGAATTAACGAAAACTACGTATGAACAAGCAGAATATAATTTAAAAAATTTGCTTTTAACTCAACGAGGAGAAAGACCATTCCAACCTGAGTTTGGTACTAATTTAAGAAGAATTTGTTTTGAACAAGTAGATGAAAATTTAATTGAAGCAATTGAGTTAGATGTTAATAATACAGTTGAACAATGGCTACCCTATATCATTATAAACGAAATAGAAGTTTTAACTGATGATGGAGATAAAAGCAAAATTTACGTGCAGATAAAGTACTCAATTACTATTGAATCATTTAAAGAAAATACTGTATTAGTAGCATTTGATTCAATAACTTAAATAGGAAATATAAATGGCTCGAACAAGTATAAAAAAGAACATGGTTAAAGAAGTAAATTATCTTAATAAAGATTTTAGTGATTTTAGAGATAATCTTATAGAATTTGCTAAACAATATTTTCCAAACACTTATAATGACTTCAATGAAGCTTCACCTGGTATGATGTTTATAGAAATGGCAGCATATGTTGGTGATGTACTTTCTTATTATATAGATTCTCAGTTTAGAGAATCATTGTTAGCATATGCAGAAGAAAAACGAAATGTTTATAATGTGGCACAATCATTTGGTTATAAACCAAAAGTTACTTCACCAGCTACAGCAGTGTTAGATGTATTTCAAACAATTCCTGCGGTAAATAATAAACCAGATTATAGATATGCATTAAATGTGAAAGCTGGAATGACTGTAAAATCAAATGAAGGTGGAACAACATTTAGAACATTAGAAGATTGTAATTTTAAATTTACAAGTTCATATAGTCCGCGTGAAACTACTATATACGAAAAAGATGGCTCTACACCAACAAAATTTTTATTAAAGAAAAAAGTTAAAGTAGAAAGTGGTACAATAGTTTCAGAAACTTTTAATTTTACTTCAGCAGAAAAATATTCACAAGTTAAATTATCTAATACAGATATTATAGAAATAATTTCAGTAACAGATAGTGATAATAATAAATGGTATGAAGTAGATTCTTTAGCTAGAGATACAATATTTGAGGATATGGAAAATAATTCAACCAATGACCCAACATCAGTTATCAATGCAGATACTGCTCCATATATTTTGAAATTAAAGAAAACTTCTCGTAGGTTTACTACATATATAGATGAGAAAGATAAAACAATATTACGATTTGGCGCCGGCACATCAGATAATCCAGATGAAGAAATTATACCAAATCCAGATAGTGTTGGTTCTACATTACCAGGAAGTCCATCATATTTAACGAAAGCATTTGACCCTTCAAATTTTTTAAAAACGAAAGCTTTTGGGTTAGCACCATCTAATACAACACTTACAGTTAAATATGCACATGGTGGAGGTATTAATGATAATGCTAACGCAAATAGTATTGTAGAGGTATCAAGTGTAAGTTTTGATATACAAGATGCATTATTGTCCGCAACATTAGTACAAAGTGCTAAAGATTCGTTAGCAGTTACAAATCCATTACCAGCTACTGGTGGATCTGCTGGACAAAGTATTAGAGAAGTTCGTGAAAGTGCACTTGCATATTATCAAGCACAACAAAGAGCTGTTACTAAAGATGATTACATTGTAAGAACTTATTCGCTACCAGCCAAGTATGGTAATATAGCTAAAGCATTTATGGTACAAGATGATCAACTTAATGAATCTTTAGGTTTAACAAATCAAAACAGTTTGATTACATCGGATGATGTTGGTAAAACAATCAAATCAGTTTCGGTAAGAATACCAAATCCATTGGCAATGAATTTATACACTCTTGGATATAACGCAAATAAAAATTTAGCACCGTTAAATCAAACAGTAAAACAAAATTTAAAAACTTATATATCACAATATAGATTGGCAACAGATGCAATTAATATTAAAGATGCTTATATTATAAACATCTCAGTTAATTTTGCAATTTTAACAAAACTTGGATTTAACAAGAATGATGTACTTCTTAGATGTATAGCCTCAATTAAAGATTTCTTTGATATAGATAGGTGGCAAATTGGTCAACCAATAATATTATCAGATATAGCATACGAATTGTCATTAGTTGACGGGGTTGCTTCAGTAGTAGCACCAAAGGAAAATAATACTACGCCACCCCAAACAATTGTAATTGAAAATAAATATAAAATACAAGACGGGTATTCAGGTAATTTTTATGACATTAATAGTGGATTGATAGAAAATATATTATATCCAGCGTTAGATCCGAGTATTTTTGAAATTAAATTCCCTAATTCAGATATTCAAGGTAGAGTTTTAGGTGATAATTTAGGTATAGTGGAGTAAATAGATGCATTATTTTTT